TATACTTACTACATCAATATTTTGCTCTAGACCAGATTGTTGTTGTACTATAATCCAATCTAAATAGTTATTGAAGGCGTCCCACTGGCGCTTGTTGTTGACCAGCGTTTTGAGTTTGCTGAGTAGGTTGTTGTTCTGTTCCACTAAATTGTCCTTCTGCCGGGGTAGGTGCTGCTCCTATACCAATATTACCACCACCCCCTCCTTGTAAATCATTAGGGCTTAATCCTTGAGCATTAGGNTGTTGCTGCTGTTGTGGTTGCCCTGGAGGAGGGGTAGGCTGCTGCTGTTGTAATATCTTAGCTTGTCGTAGTGCCTCTTCTGGAGTATTACAAACTTTGTCAGGATCAAGCCCCATTGAATTTGCAATCTCTCTAATAATAGTAGTGAATTTTGCAAATGGAGCAAGTGCTGGATTAGATACAACCTGTAGAAATTGTAACAACCTCTGGCTTCTCACTTCATTTGCCATAAGACTTTCTATACCACGAGCTTTAACTTCCAAGTCTCCTTTGATTTCAGAATCAAAATCAAATTGCATATTGAAACTAAAAAAGGCTTCTCCCAAAGGTCGTAATAAATAGTCATCAAAATTCTTAACTACTGTTTTTATACTGCCTGAAGCAGCACCCATAAGCATAGAAATACCAGCAGCAGTTCGTCCTGTTCCGGTTACTCCTGTTTGCCCATGAGCAAAACTAGGAAGACCCGTAGCTTCATCAGAAAGTTGACGGGCCTTATCAAATAATTGCATATTCTCATTACTTACATTAGGAAACTTGGTTCCAAAAATAGCCTGTCCTGGTGCGCCACCTTGCCGCCTAAATATCTTACCGGGATAAACTTGTAAATCTTGCCCAGGAACAAGATTAGTTTCGTCTACTTCAATTAATAGATTACCACTTAGTACAGCATTATCTACTGCCATACGCATGAAACCATTCATGAGTGTTTGCGTATCGTCCATATTTTCTGCTAGTCCAATACCAAAAAAACTATAAGGATTTAGTTCATAAGGTACAGCATAGTATGGAATACGGGCAGGTTTAAAGGGATTAATAACTAAACGAAGAATGTAATTATTACAAACCCAACAATTGACTTGAATTTGTTCTACATTTTTAAGTTCTTTGGGAAGGTCAATACCATATTCTTTAGCTACGCTTGTTTCCATTAGACCCCAATACTCTAGAACTTGATACCTTTCGGGATGATCATTTAAATAGTAATCTTTTAAATCGTCCTCCCAATACTCACTATTATATACCTCTCCCATTTCTATACAACGATCAATGGCTTCTTTGCGAAAAAATGGCCTATGCTTTAATTCTCTTAACTGCGATGTAGGTAACTTATGCCGTTCAATAATATAAGTTGCATCGTCCATATTATTAGCATCTGGATCAGGATATAAATCCCAACAAGACACATGCTTAACTTGCGGAACGGTTTTTATAGTTGGAGAATAGCTTCCGTCTTCTTCCCAATTGGGATATTCTTTGTCTATAGCAAATGGTCCTTTAATTATTCCAGTACCAAATAAAGAACATTCAAACGAAGCAGAACGAAGATGTTTACTAGCACCAGATTCCTCTAGCTGATCCATGATCTTTTTTTCCATCTTTTTAGCTGCAACCATAGCAGGATGGAAAGTAGCAGCAGAAGGAGTAAGTCCTTCTCCCTCAACAAGACCTTCAACTTCAGAAAGTTTATCTTCTAGTGGCCCTAGTTTAAGTTTCTTTTCTTGTAAGCTTAGTAGCGTTTCTCCCTTTTCAACCTCTCTGCCATCACCAGGAAAACCATAAGGACTTTCTACTTTGTCGTCTTCTACTTGGTCTGGAGGAGTTTTAGGATCAAAGTGTACAGTTTCAGTCACACCATCTGGCAAAGTTGTAGGCTCAATACTAAGAGGAAATTTTTGTCTTGCAAATAAAACATCTGTAATTTGTCCATAGGCGGCAAGAACTTTAGTCTTAGTTATTTTAATAAATACACGAGAACGCTCTGCTTCTGTAAACTGAACATTAGGACTATATAAGCCCCTATAATTTCTATAGGATTGTAGCCACCGTTCCTCATCAAATCGACGCCAATCCTTTGACCTTTTAAATCGGCCTTCAATAAAAGAAATTAAAGAAGCTAATTCTGTGTCTTTAGTTTCATCATCTAAAACTACAGGATGGGTATCTTCAAAATTTGTATCGTCCATATTTTAATATCCAAAGGTTGCGTCAGAAGGCAAGTATCTATCTGACATATGTTCCATAGTAAAATCAAATATTCCTCTACGGGGCCTACTCATAACACCATATCGTAATGCATCATACAAATGGTCTTCTGCTTTAGTGTTTACATCTTCAGGATTTCTAGGATCAAGGGGAATAACAGGTAATTGAGAAACCAGATTAGTACAATTATGAAAAATTGTCATTCCTGGTATATCGTCCTCATCAAAATCATCTTGAATTTGTAGCCTTCGATGTATTTCATTTTTTCCTGAGATTCTACTTCCAGCACTTCGATCACTTGGTCGCCATCTGCAGCCCTGTAAAATCATTTGTTCTGCAAGACTTGGCCCAGTATCTCCCCTACGATGCCAGCAAGAACTATCTAATACTCCATAAAGTATTGTACCATCATCTTCTTCAAGATGCAAGACTTTATTTGCTAAATCTTTTGCTAATACTTTAGATACGTATAACTCTCTATATATAATTAATTGACCATCGGGAGCAACACAAAACCAAAGAACAGCACTATAAGAACCATATCCATAATCACAAGCCCTGAACTTGGGCCAATTTTTTGGAATATCAAATGGATCAATGACATGAATTGTTCTATTAAATTCAGGAAATGCAGCACCTTCTGCTACATCCCAATTCCCTTCTAAAAGTCTCTTTCGTTGGTTTTCCGGCAAGGATAGAAGCATCGTTTCATAGTCGCCGCTTTTAGCCAAAAACGGATTATCAAATAATTTTGCCGGAATAAACTTTCTATTAAAAAGATACTGNCCTTCTTTAGTATGCCCTTTTGGATACATTAAGANATTTCCGTTTTCATCTGTAGCGGCAAAGGATTTACCTACAGGAGAAGGATCAATAAAATATTTCTTTACCCATACATGTCCTGCACCACCTGGATTTGTTGTAGCCCTCATATACACAGGCAAATCAGGTGCAGTAGACCTCAAACGAGAACGAAGATAATCCCACGCAAAAGCTGTGGGCCATTGTGTGAGTTCGTCAAAGCCAATCCAACAAAAGGACAATCCCTGATAGCGTAGTACGTCATCATCTCTATCTAGATATGACAGCCACAGTCTTCCGCCACTGGGAGAGGTCCACTGCATCTTTCGTTCCGACCATTTTATGCCGGGAATAATCTTAGGATATAGTTCTTGTGATTTCCAAACTAGTTCCCTTAATTCTTCTGTGGTTCTACGCAATAGTAGACCAGAAAACTGTGAATGTCCTAGATAGCGCAAGGGATCAGCTAGCATTGCGTAGCTTTTTCCTCCACCTGCTGCCCCACCGTATAGTACTTCTCGCTCTGAAGAGGCTAAAAAGTCTGTCTGTGGCCCCTCATTGGGCCTAAATAAAATATTGTGCGTTTCTTCTATTGGTGATTCATTTAATTCTTTAACAACAACTTCAGGCTTGGGTTGCGGAATTTCTTTCTGTTTCTTTTTTCGCCCCTGTACGTCTGCTCTCAATTTCTTCAAATTTTTGGAGGGTTTCTTCGTACTTTTTAAGCCATATTTTATATGTTGCTGCCTTACTCTTCCGTTGCCGTTCTTTTTGGATTCGCTTTCTAAGACCAATGTGGGAAATTTCTCTTCCTGTTCTGCCACTTAACCACCCCGCAACTTCTCTATATGAATATTCTCTTAGATATTCTTTTGCTAGCTCCAATGCTTCCAATTCTTCTACAATAGGAACTAAGAGCTTGTCATCTTCTTCGTGTTCCTTGTATCCAAAAGGAATTGTTCTGCTAATTCTTGGTATTTCCAACCATTCATTATCATCTTTTAGCCCAACAGGATCGGGCATTTTAAAATAACCTAAATCACGCACGATCATTCTTTGGTGGTAGAAGCATGATACCATTAGGCGTAGATACTTCTACCTTATCTGTCTTTTGAATACCAATACGATCTAAAAGTTCTTTGGCTGCATTTAATCTATGCTGATTTCCTAATTCAGAGGGCCGTTCTAATACATTAATCATAGCTCTTGCTGCTCTTGGAGCATTCATAGCAAGGTATTCTCTTGTAAGTTCAAGTACTTCATCCTTTAAAGACCGCAAAACCTCTGAGGGGTTTGTAGTTTCACTATATCCTGCAAGTCTTTTTGCTTTAGTGTAATCCCCATCTGCTTCATCAAACAAAACTTGTAGAAATGTCTGTTGTTTTGTAGTAAGTTCTCTCACTTTCTTAAACTCCTATCTCCAAACCACCATGCTACAGCAGTAGTAGTAAGGAACATTATCTGATTTGACAATTCTCTGACAACCTGTGGGTCTTCGTGTACAACAAAGAAAATATATCCAGAAAAACCAAGTAAACCAAAAGTAAGAACAGGTCTTACAAAACGTAAAATAGCTGCAATTACTGGCATAGTAGGACCATAAGATGCATCATGAGAATAAGAAGCTGTTTTAATATCAGAATCAGCTTTGACTAAAGCAATAGCTTGTTCACTTTCTAGTTCTGTACTTCGTGCAGAAATCTGCAGTTCTTGTAGTTTTATTTCTTGTGTAAACTCAATTTCTATTTGTTTAAGTTCTTGCCGTTTTTCTACGTACCGACCAACTGTACCTACTAAACTACCTATAATACCAGTAGCACCACCAGATAAAACCGAAGCAATAATTTCAAACATATAAATCTCCTACCATGTTGCAAAAAAGTCACGATTATCTACGTGTACAAACGTATTATAGTTTATTCCAAAGCCTTTAAATCCTGCTAGTTTACCAGCAGAAAGTATAGCATCTTTGTTTAGTCCTTGTAAAGAAATATCAAAAGCAGTAGAAGGACTATTCTTTGTAGCCCTATGTTGGCTCTTAGGCGCACCACCCACATGTACATTATGTATCGGGCATCTAGCAGCACTATTAATAATTACTGGACGCTGTAAAATATCTCGCAATCTTTGTAGTTTATCAATAGCTTCATCTTGAATGAAAATATTATTACAACCACATTTGCATTTTAATTCTGACCACAAGAAAGAATTACTTGCATATTTCATTTCTTTTTCTTTTTCCTATGTATGCCTGCAATTTCACGATTATTAATTATGTATCTTTGAAAAAGAACAACAAGAGACAGGATACCCACAAGCGCAGCAATCATCATGTTTAAATCGCCACCTATAACAAAATTCCAAAAGGAAGTAAATATCCCTCCTCCAATACTTATATCATCAATAGTTTCCGCTTTAAAAGACATACTACTACTTCCTCTACTTAAACAGTTTCATTTCTTTTACACTCCCCCCTGCAGTATAGGAATGTTTCTTGCCTTTGTGCGAACCACCATGCATCATTTGTGGACGTTTAATCATACCTCCTTTATTCTTAATATATTTTCTTGTATCTCTATGTTTAAATGTATCACGACCTTGTTCATTTTTTCCCATATACATGTAGTCATTTGCTGTTTTTTCAGTTAATCGTCCTTCTTTTATTGCTTTATTAAATGCATTTATAGATTCATTACGCATATTTTGTTCTGAACTACTTTTTCTTTTAGCTGGTCTTACTGGAGTTTTTCGTCTAGGCTTTTTTAGAACGGGGACATTTGGATCGGCAACCTTAGGCCCTATCTCCTTAAATTTGAGTGGACCGGGCCAACCTCTTTCGGCCATATATTGCTCCTCTGCTGCTTCTCTATAGTCATCACGGATTCTGGCTTTTTCTTTAGATGTTCTTCCAGTTTTGCCAGAACGTATGTCATCATCTACAGTAAGTTTTCCCATACCTTCTTCACGAGCTTGCTCAAATTTGGGTCTATCCTTAATAGCTTTATTAATTTTACCAATGTCTTTTCCGGTTACGACACTTTCTGGCTTTTTTCTTTCTCTAAGAATTAGTGTACGAAGTTTCTTTAGTTCTGATAAATCAAAACTAGCAGATAAATCTTCAACAGATAATTTATGAAAAAATTTCAATGCTGCTGTTATTGCTGTAG